GACGCAAGGATAACCTGATTGTAGTCTACTAATATAGCCATAATATTTTCCGTTTTAATTTAATCTACATAATCTATAATAAACTATGTAGATGTAATTGTCAACCCTTATTTTCAGCGACAGCCTTTTCTCTTAGGAGTTTAGTCCATAGATGACCGAAGGTGTCGATGTCGTTAGGGACAAGACCAAATTTGTCTGATCTTGTAAACCGGTTAAAGAATTGAGGATCGTTCTTCTGAGCCTCGAGTATACTTTTACCGACTGCATAAGCCATTGAAGCATGAGCTGTTGGATCTTCGGTATAGTCATACATAATTGTAGCATTACTTGCTGTTTCAGCGAGTGCGCCATAATTTGGATGAATACATATCAATCCAGATCGTATTGCTTCAATCAACGCGATACACGATGTTTCTTTCCATATGTTAGGATATAAGAATACGTGCGAGTTATCTAATGCTTTAAGTACCTGATCGTTAGGAACAGAACCGTGATACGTCATCTTTGGATGATTGTGTATCTCTGTAAACAATTTAACGTATGGATCGTCTCTTTGAGGCCAACCATAGATAGCAAATGATGAATACACGTCGAGATGAATATTATCATATTCTTTTGTGAGTGCGTCAAATGCTGGTACTAAAAGTTCTAAACCACGATGTGGAGTAGTGTGATAGATAAATCTAATTGTTTCCGTATTCTTTTCTTCTGCTTCATAACGCTTTTCAATAGCATTAGGAATAACCGAACATTTAGAATATGGAATTTGAAAGTACGTAATGTACTGATCACGTTGCCATGCTGTAACAAAAACAAAGTGATCGAATTTCTTCCATCCACCGTCTTGTAAGATCGCATTTTCAGGATCTTCAGCAAGGTCGTGACAATACATTATATTAAGAACGTCTTCAGGAATATCCCTTGGACGCGAAAAATGAATTGCAAACCCATTTAGCAATTCTGGTTGAACGGTGTCGAGAAGACGCTTTCGCATCATCTCGGTACCACCCTTTGAATTTTTAGATAGTTCGGTCTCTACGACGTCACCATTGTAAATCATGCTCATTTATTACTCCACTTGAAAGCTTTTCAAAGAGTCCCAGCGGAATGAGCGCCATCCAGGTGCATTTACATCATACACAGCTAGAACACTTGGGTTAGGTTTTTTAGGTGCCGGTGGCGTTTCACCTTCGGCAAGTACTTTTTCTACTACTGCTGGCAGAAGATCTGCTTTAAGTGTAGCCTGCATTACACGCTCATCGCCATTTACTTTTGTAAAGGTAATTGAACAAACTCCGTTATGGAGGGCAGTTTTGATTTCATCTTGATTTAACATAGTATAGCTCCTATTTCACATTAATATTTATTTCATTTTCATAGATCTCTTCTAGAGCTTCATTGAAGTCTTTAAGAGTTGAGTTATTGTGTACTCTATATGATATTACATCAAACTTATGAGGAAGTACATACTTTTTTTCAACTTGTGTTGGTTTATTTAGTATATATTCTTTAGTTATGTTACCATCAAAGTATCTACGAGAGTCAGACGAGAAGTCGTGACCTTCACGGGTAAGTTGTACTAGGCGAAAGTTTTTATTGCCAACTTTTTCAACTACCGGTAATAACTCATCGATAAAGCCGCCATCAGAAATTGCATAGTCTTTCGATAAATCAATTTCATCTGCTACGAGTTTACCAAAGTAATCTAAACCCATACGAGGTTTGATCTTTTCTTCTGAAACATAGATCATTGCCTCGCGACAGGACATGTTTCCAAGCCAATACGTTGGAACTTCTTTTAAAGAACGATCATTATATCGTTCCATAAACCATTCCGATCCAACATTAAAGTACTTAATTGTTTCTTTAAATAGCTGATACTTGAACGAAAGGTGTTTATATCCTTTAGCTTTAAAGTAATCAGCAGCGTGGTCTTTTCCACAGGCCGGTGGCCCATTAAACAGTACAATCAAACTTAGGCTCCAAACTTATCATTAACTATTGCTTGCAATTCAGTTGAAAAAGCATTTTTGAGCTCAGAGTCAGTTATACCAACCATAATAAAGTCTCGATCAGAGGAGGTTAGATAAGGCATAGCATCAGCCATAGAACATGCACCACTTTCATATAGTGCTAGATCTTTTGGATCAACTGAAATGTTTCTTGTACGGGATTTACCGGTAAGAACGCTTTTACGAGTTACAATCATAATATTCTCCATTGAAAGATAATAAATTTATATTATCTAATATAACATACATTCAGCAAAATGTCAACTGTTATTTTAAACTTTTTACGTGGTTCCTATGTATTTTACATTGGATGATACCGTTGTAATAGTCGTCTCTTAACAAAACATCGTGCTCAAATTGATACTTGGCTTCTAAATAACCAAGTTCACCTTTACTTTTACATAAGGTTAAGATTTCACGGTGAAAATTATCTGCACCTTTTTCCTCAACCATCAATTTAACTTCTTCAGAAGACCCATAGTATTTTTGCCAATCGGTTTCTTTTACTACAGTTCTTCGTCTTTTCTTACCTTTAAGCGGTGGTAACTTTCTTTTTGATGTAAGTAATTTCTTACCCACATATTTCATGTCGTTTGATCGATCAGTGATAAGGTAAACAAACCCTACCCAATCTTCAATCATTTCAGAGGTGAATTCCTCACCTTGGTACAACCACATAGCAACTCCATAGTTTATTCATATAGAGTTATTTATAGTCAGTAACCACCGCTCTTAAACCAGCCTTTCCCTTTGAGTGCAAACCCACCGCTTTCGGAAGGTTTAATTACTTTCTTTAATTCCTTTGCCTTACATTCTGGACAATCTTTAAGTGGATCATCGCTGATCCTTTGAAGTATATCAAATTCATGTCCGCACTTTTTACATTCATATGAATATGTTGGCATAAGTCTCCTATTGCAGTACGTCTACAATTACTTGAGCGATTTCTTTAAATCGTGCTTCATCATATCCACGAGTAGTTTCAGCTGCAGTTCCGATACGAATACCACTTGTTTCCATAAAGGAACGAGGATCGTCTGGTACTCCGTTTTTATTTACTGTAATACCAACTGCTTCCAATCTATCTGCAGCTTCACGACCACTATATTTGCTTTCACTTAAATCCATTAAGATGATATGACTATCAGTACCACCAGTTAAAACTTTGAAACCGTATTTATTGAATACATCACACATTGCTTGAGCGTTCTTAACTACTTGGGCTGCATAATTATTAAAATCTAAATTAGAAGCTTCGATAAAACACTGAGCCTTTGCTGCAATGATATGCATCAATGGACCGCCTTGCGTGCCTGGGAAAATAGCACTATTAATTTTACGTGTATAGTCTTTATTGTTCCACAGAATGATCCCACCACGAGGGCCTCGCAGTGTTTTATGTGTAGTTGATGTAACAACATCTGCATAAGGAATTGGACTATCATATACTCCACCGGCAATAAGACCAGAATAGTGAGCCATATCGACGAGTAGCATTGCGCCTACTTCATCAGCAATTTCTCTAAACTTTGCCCAATCAATTTGTCGAGGATATGCACTTGCTCCAGCAATAATCATTTTAGGTTCAAGCTCAATAGCTTCTTCTCTAATTTCATCATAGTCAAGATAGCCGTTTGCATCTACTCCATATGTGTATGAACTAAACCAAGCACCTGATACATTTACTTCAGCACCATGCGATAAGTGTCCACCACTTGCAAGATCCATACCGAGTACTTTATCGCCAGGATTCAAAAATGCTTTAAATACAGCAAGATTAGCGTTTGCTCCAGAGTGTGGTTGTACATTTGCATAATTGCATCCAAACAATTCGCATACTGTATCGATTGCTAATGTTTCAATACTATCTGTATTTTCACATCCATTATAGTACCTACGTCCAGGATAGCCTTCAGCGTATTTGTTAGTAAAGATACTACCAGACAATTCCATAACAGCTTCACTTGCAAAGTTTTCACTTGCAATAAGCTCTACAGTTTCTGATTGTCTAGCAGATTCTTTTGCTAGAATTTCTAGAATTCTATTATCCATTATTATTAATCCTCTCGTTGTCCGAAACCCCAGTCAATAACAACTGGGAACCTTGGTATGCCATCAGGCGTTAATTGAAAGTAACGTAATGTTGCCCAATCAGGCGATACACCTGACTCGAATAATGACGCCATTACAGTTTGATTGCCTCTTACGCCAGCTCCAAACTCTTCGCCATCTTTTTCTAAGACGAATCGTTTGATATGACCGGCCCAATTGCCTTTTCCTTCTTCTACCCTTAGAACATTAAATTCTTCAGTGATAAATTCTTTTCGTTTTAAAAGAGTTTTTGATCTTTTATTTTGTTGATACGGATCGTTAGTACGTATCATTTGACCTTCATATCCATCTTCAGTATATTCACCGTATAACTCGTCCATTTGTTCTTGATTTGAAATAGAACGGGTTGATACACAATGGATATGATCGAGATCACCCACAGATCTTATAGAACTAATACGCTTTTTAAATACAGCTTTTTCTGTAACAAGATCATATACGTGATATTCAACTAAACCTTTAGCCTCGATAATATCTTCTGGCTTTGGTTTACTCTTACGAACTAATGATGTGATCTTATTAAAATTATCTTTAAGATCATGATTGTATAATTCACCATCAAGTATTGCGCCTGGATTGCGATAAAAATAAGGCTTTAAAGCTTCGTGGATATGTGGTACGCCAAGTATCTCTTTACCTGAACGAGACCATAATCCATCAGCTCTTGCAATACAACGAATGCCATCAAGTTTTGGTTGAGAAAAATATTCATTGTTATCCCAATCAAACTTAGCATCTTCGTATTTTGCTGCCAACATTGGCTTAACTTTTTCGAAGTTATCAATTTCTTCTATATTACGAAAATAACCACGTTCAAGTTTCTTTTTAAAGTCTGCCAACATTTCAAGTTCGGCTTGTTGTTGCAAAGATGTTTCATTGGCTTTACCAATATTCTTTTGCTCTACAATTTTCCAACCGGACTCAACCTGTTTGCCTTCTTGTAAACCAGCAATGGCTCTCCAATAGTAGTTACCTTCACTTTCACTTACTTCACCACGCCACATTCGAACTCCACCTTTAGAGTCTCGTTTGTAGAGTGGCGCTGTTCCTGCAATAATATTATTCATTAGCGCCTCATATTTGCTATGTCTTTTGCTTGTTCTGTTCCTCGCATGATTGGAACTGCGTTTGATTTGTGCATTGTTCCGATTCCGACAATAAGATCTCCGGTATATTTTGGGTTTTCTTTGAGTCTTCCAGAACCTGGAACTGTATCCGACGTCTTGAGCGTTGGTGCGCTTGGATACTGCGTCGTGTTGCGGACATACGATTGTGGCGGGACATAGGGTTTAAATTCCTTCTTTTTGGGTTTATATTCTCCAAAGACGTATGACATATAGTCACTAAATTCTTTGAACTGTAAATCGTGCATATGCTTTCTTCGCATAGCTTTATTATGTTGACGCCACTTAACTTCCATATCGGACAGTTGCTTCTGGGTAAGCTTACGCCTACCTTTCTTCGTCGATTTTCCGTGTATTTGTACACCTTTAATCATATGCATTGACATGATAAAGACCTCGCTTTCTTCATAATATAGATACCATTATACAACAAAGGCTGACAAATGTCAACCTTTATTTTTACAAACTGTAACCAGTTCCGGTATATCCCGTGTCTTCAACATATTTGATGAGTTCATTATATCCACCAATATGTTCAGAGTTAACGAATATCTGAGGTACACTTCTTACTGTACCTGTTGCTCTATCCATTAGCTCATTTAAAGTATCTTGACTGATACCAACATCTTTATATTCGAACTTTAATTGTCGTTCTTTTGCAAACGCTTTTGCTTTTGTGCAAAAACCACAGTTTGCTTTACCGTAAATTGTAATCATTCTTTATCTCCTAAAATATATGCTCCCTCTGGTAGTTTAAAGGAAGTCAAAAACATGTGCATCATTTGTGGCGACATGACTATGTAGTGATGTCTATCGAGATCGTGATCCCATTGTCTTAAATAGACAACATCATCGTACATAATACATTGAAAATCTTCATATTCCGCCGTGGGATCTAAAACGGTTATAGCAGTTTCGTCCCACTCCATCTCTACTGTAAACAATCAAATCCATCCTAACTTTGTTGCGTTGTGGATTATGATCATAAAGCATGTTGCAATATGTACTGTCCACCAAAACGTTCTTATTATTGCGACAACATCAGCTTGCCTATCAGATTCTCCTACTTTTTCTCCTAAGCTCTGTGCCCATATACGCCACCATTTATTCAGTCTCTTCTTAATCCCAAAGTCCTTCATAGTATTTTCCAAACAATTTAAAACCATTTGACATTCTTTTTTGATGAGCTTTTCTGCCTTTCTCGTCAGCTCTAATCAGCCTCAAACCAAATGCCCCCGTCTCGTCTTCGCCGTAATCGTAGTAATCTTCTAACCAATCATCTCTACATTTTTGTTCAAACGCCCAGATCATTTCATCAAGTACATATTCCCACCTATCATGATGAAACTCATCAGTATCGTTTGCGTTTTCTATTGCTTTAGCACTTGTTGATTTAAGTCTTTTTGGAACATCAACATCGTCCACATGTGGAGAACCATGCTTAGTTTCTTTTAATTGAATTAACATTGGTAGTATAATATGAGATAAAGTACTGTCCATACTCCAAGTATCTTGTGGATCAATTGTTACACTAACCTTCTGTTTTCTTCTATCAAACCATATACGATTAAAGAAATTATATACATCTTGATAGAGTTTGTCAACGGCTTCCATATAATAATCTGCAAAGTCACCTTTGTCAGGCCATTGATTAAAACCATATTTATTATTCATATGCTTTTCATACATTGTGCTAGTTAATCTACTAGGATATTTACCAATCTTAATTTTCATTTTTACCCTGCCGTGTCGGCCATTTGTGTAAGTTTATTATATGTGTCACGCCAATCTTTTACGTGATAATTCTTTCCACGTTTGTTTGCTTTTGCCAGTGGATAGTCATTACCACCTGGCTCCATTTTGTCTCCAAAGAAACGAATATCATCGTCTTCATTAAAGTCTTCTAAAATTTGTCTTTTGTCGCCGCCAGTTCTACCGATATCTATACCAGTTTCACCACCAACAGTTGCGGTAATATTTTCGAATTCAGAATTAATTTGATATGCAATACTCTCGCGTTCACGGTTTAATTCATCATACTTAACATATTCAGCTCTTTCATCCATAGTCGCATTACGACCAACTATAGAAAAGTTCCACATACCTCTTCTTTTTTCGATATGATTACCTGTTCTAAGAGGAAATAAACTTGCTTGCAACCAACCAAGTAATAAATTCTCTAAGTCTTTTGGTGCAGTAAACGACTTAGTGTTAACCCGTTTACCGCGATGCCATACGTCATTACCTTGACAGTTATAGCAAGTTACTACGTTTTCGCATATCTCTGGACCAAGCTGCTCGAGTGTTTTATCGTAGTCACTACCAGTAACTAACCAAACACTATTTTTGCTTATAAAGTCTACAAACCATAATCTAAATTCTTCGTCAATTCTACTTCTGCTTGGTGTAAGTGTTCCATCGACGTCGAAAACGTATCTTATCATATTTCATCCGTTCTAATACACATCATTCCTACACCAGGTGTTGGTGGAGTATATTCTTGCATAATCAAGTAACCTGCAAATTCGCACGCTTCTCTAGACTCAAAAGCCTTTATTTTAGAATAGTGCATTGAGTCGTCGCCGCCTGAATTAGACTGCAGAACGACTACTAAGAATAAAGTAAAATAACTCATTATTCATGTCCTGTCCAATGCTTTCTATCATGTGCTTTGCGAGCAAGTTGAGAAAACCTTTCAGCCACACGACTGATAAGTTCATTGTTTTCCCTTGCTGCTAAGTTATGCAAGAAGCTTTCGAGTTCACCATCTTTTTTACGGATTTCAGTGGTATCATAAATATCATTTTTCATAATTGATTCCTAACCAGTTTCCTATTTTTGTTTTTAACCAACCAGATTCTTGTTTAAGTACAAGACCATAATCAGTTACTTTTAAAATCTCTTCACCAGCAACATTTATTGAAACATCATTATATGTTATATCGTCAATAGCATACGTATTAAGAGTTCCAATTTGCATGTTCATATTATATGAGTAAGTAAGGCCGTTTTCGGTTCCTGAATAGTCTAAAGGTAATTCGATCTGCTCAGGATAGAGATCGTAAAATTTAAATTCCATTTGTTTATTAAACATGTTCGCATACCCTTTGTCTGAGATCGCTTGAACTAAATCTATGATCTCGTTTATTGAAATAGAGATCAATATCGCGTTTGCGGCAAATATCTTTACCAGTAAACTCTTTATCTCTATACTCTTCTCCTAATATTCTAACATCAATATCGAGCATTGTCAATATGTCTTCGACATCTTTTTCACAATTATATGGAATAATTTCATCAACATAACGAACACCATTAAGTTGTGTATAGCGTTCTACAATTGTTTGAACAGGAGCTTTTTTATCATCACGATCTTGACTTGGATCCATTTGTAATCCACAGATAAGATAATCACATTGAGATTTTGCTTCTCTTAACATCGATACATGTCCAGCATGTAATAGATCAAAGGTACTAAATGTAATCCCTACAATCATGATTGAATCCTCTTATTATAATCTATTGCCTCACTAATAATAGACAAATCGCAACTTATTCTTTTTGCAGATTCGACTATGGCCGCAGTATCTTTTGGAAAGCAATGCCCACCAAAACCACGTTCATCGGTAACTTTACTGTGGCTGTCACCAATGCGCCTATCTTTAGTTATAAAACGAGCAACTTCGTGATAGCTAATATCAGACTTTTCGCATAAATCATAAACTTGATTAAAGAAAGCAACTTTAGTAGCTAAGAAACTATTGCGCATATACTTAGCAACAATCAAAGCTTCAGGAGTTCCAACCTCTACATCTACATTAAGACGTTCAGCTAAAAGTGTACTCCAAAAAGAAATGTTACCACCACCAATATAAACAACGTCTTGATTCTTAAAATCTTCCAATGCATTTTGAGCACGTAAGAACTCAGGTGAAAATGTAATTGATCTATCAGGAAACATTCTTTGTATTTCAGACCAGCCTTCGAGAGATATAGTACTTTTGATTAGAATAGGAGCATCAGGAGACATTTGTATTGCATCATAAACGTTCTCCATATAACATGCTCCGGTTCTACTTTCTGGAGTACTTACTGCAATAATTACAGCATCTGCATATTGATTAATATCTTTAGAACCTAATGCAGGATCATACACATGATAATCGTCCGAGAATGCTAATGCATGTGCTCTACCTACGAAACCATATCCAAAAATCTGTACCTTCACGTGATAATCCAATCAATATCCATAATATTCTTTGGTTGTTCATCCATAGGAATAAAAAGATCATGCTCATAATTCTTTATTACAGCCCACCCATACGATGTTGCGCCATAAGAATCTTTCCAACACTCATAGGTTGAGCCTGAATGACCATCAAAGTAATACTTTTCATCGTCTTCAGTTACTTTTACGACACCAGAGTTTAATCTCCAGTCGTCGCCATTAAAGGGATTACCTTTTATCCAAGTACCAAACACTCTATAATGAGGATCAGTTCCTTCGATCTTTACAAGCATCCATTTGTCTGGTCTGTATTTACTCATCTTTGTCTTGCCAAGCGTTAATAAATTCGAGCTTTTGTTGACGAGTCCAATCTTTCAAATAATCGTTGTCTCTATCCCAGATGTTTATAATGCGTTCTTCATCAAGTAGGAATGTATCAACAATTTGTTCGCCAATCCATTTTTGAGAAAACTCTCGTACGTTTTCACATGTAACACTATCGTTAGCCCATTCAATTGGTTTACCCATTGGACCTTCACTCATAATATCTACATCTGGATTTGTTTTTTGTAATTCAGATACGGGTACAACATACCTTTGCCTGAATTGGCTTACAGTTGTTACAACCACGTAGAGTTCGTTGGGATCAATTTTCGACATTTATAAATTCTCCATTTTTTATTTTAAAGACGCCATCAAGACCTGTAGACCTGATATAGACTCTACCACCATCAATCATTTTACCGTCTATAAAGAGGCAATCATGATGGCAAGAAGAGTAATACCAGTTATTATCTTTATCTTGAATCATACCAAACTCAAAGTCTTCAACAGAATCAGCATCTGTAATCATCAAGCTATCTTTTGATTTGTATAGACCAAAGTATTTATTGCCAAACTCTGGATGTGGTGTTTCCCTATAGAAAATGTCCAAAGGTTGGTCACTATTCTTTAAATCAGTAGTAACTACATACTTTACTGGTACTCCATCCTTTTTAGAATAGAGTTCTTCGATCTTATCAGTATCAAATATTTTCGGATGTTTTATATCCATAGATCACCTTTTGCATAATTTAGTTAGTATTATATCACAGTTAGTCGTCAGTGTCAACTGATTCTTTTTCTGCCTTTTTGAACTTCCTATCCATTACTTTAACTTTCTTCTTTAAACGTTTAATGACTTCGTCACCATCCATCCAGATGTCTTTGTTATCAAGAATAGAGGTAATCTCTTTTTCAGTCAAGAAATCAGAATAAACTTCTCGTAATAGCCTTTCAGCCCAATCTTTTTCGTGAGCTAGACGATCATACATTTCACCACCTTTACCAACTACACCGCTCGAATAGTTATGAAACATAAACATAGAGTGCGGTGATACTTCGAATTGATGGCCGTGTAAGAAGATTAAAGTTGCTGCACTCATACATGCACCTTCAACTGAGACAACAATATTTGCCGCTGTCTCAGAAAGTACTCGCATAAACTGAATGGCTGTAAAGAGATCGCCACCAGATGAGTTAATGTAAAACTTTAAAATATCGTTTTCATTCGCAGAACGAATCGTATCGAACCAATCTATATAATCTTCGGATGATTCGATGTCACCACTAAGATAAAACTCGTGTATGTTAACACACTGTTTAGATATGATGCGATTGCCTTGGGCTACTGGTGGCTTTATTAAATCCATCAGATCTATTTGTTTAGCTTTTTTCAAGTTAATTTCCTTTTATTAATTCTATATTCAGTGGAGTAAAGTTTATCTGTTCTACACATGCACAAAAATAAGGACCTTCAGGAGAAGGATTTGTATGTATGTGTCCGTGAACATTTATCTTTGGTTCTTTAAATCTGTGCTTCTCAGCAAGTGTGCTTCCATGCAATGGCGTATGAGTAAATATGAACCCTTCCATATCTATCCATAACTGCATATCTTTAAAGAATGGTGCAAGATGCTTTACGTTATCGTGGTTACCGATCGCAAGTCTTTTCTTACCTGGCAACTTAGCAAAGTTTGCTTCCATCCATTCTACTTTGTTGTGACCAAATAACACATCACCACAATGTATCACAGTATCATTAGGACCAACAACACTAACCCAATTATCCATCATGCATTCGTTCATTTGCTCAACAGAGTCAAACTCACGGCATGGTTTATTAAGATAGTCTTTAAATTCTAATATATTTGCATGATTAAAGTGTGTGTCACTTATAACAAATATGTTGCTCATTTCTGCTCCCAGCGATAATAAATGTGTGCTCCAATGCGTCCAACCATCTGAAGACTTGAAGCCCAGAATGGATCTACATATGTAGCGTGATAGTGCGTTGCACCTTCTGTAATTCCGCGATAATCTCCAAAGTTAATCATTGAGAAAGCAATTGATTGTGCTTCCATCCATTTATCTTGATCTACTGGAGTATCGCTTTTTCCGTCGCAATACCAAGAGAATTGGCAAACTCTTTTTCCTGGGATATAGCCATCTTTTACTACACCACAAATTGAGCTAGGGTATCTACGATCTAATGTTCTATTTATTACTACGTCAGCAACTGCTACTTTATCTGCGAAGTTACTTCCACGTGCTTCATAATATACATTAAGAGCTAAACAATGCATTTCTTCAGACTGAGCCTGTTCCAATGCTGCTAATACTGCTTCTGATTCTGCTTGAGATTTTGCGTATATCGGTGTTATAATGGTCCCTACTAAAATAGAGAAAGTGATTAAACCGGATACTAGGTTCTTATATTTGATCATTTTATATCTGCCTCAATTTTTATAATATCATTATAAAACATTGAAAAGCAAATGTCAACGATTAATTTAAGTTATTTAACATATTTTTTAGGCGCCAAAGAAGGGTTTTTGTCTCTACAGTGTCATTCCAACACTCATCTCGTGACGTTATATCAGTTAAAAGTTCTTTTAACATCATATTTTCCTGCCTCAGAGCATCATTATCTCTGAGAGCAGATTGTTTATCTTTCTTATGATGGTCTATTTCGAGCTGTAGACCTTCAACCGTTCTTTCGTTTATTTTTACCTTTGCCATTTGGCTTCACCACTCCATACTTCTTAAAGAATGCGTAATCACTTGCGTATGCGCGTTTAATAAATTCGATTTGTTCTTCTGAAAAGTCATCAGCAGTAATCTCTTTATTAGTAACGTTATGAGCTACATCGATATCAAAGAACTCATTAACATCTTCACGTTTTACTACTTCAAATTCATCAAAGTTTTCAGTATCAACAAATCTGCATTGTGGATGGAAATGATGTACTTGATGTCCACCAGTAATCTTATTTAAATTACGGAAGAACAAATCAATCTTTTCTTCTTTTGAGAGTAAAGTTAAATCCTTATCGAAAGAAGAGAAGATGTCTCTACCATAATCATAATAACGTTGTTTTGGAGTTAAGTAAACATTTATTAATGAGATGAAACGATCGATTGGATCAGTAAAAATCATAATAGGTTTTTTGTTTTCTTTAATCAATGTATTATAGAGTCTTGTTCCACGCATTACTTGAATACGCTTTGGATAACTTTCTTTAATAGTTACTGAACAAGATCGTGGGACTTCAAACCAAAGCTTTTCGTGATTGTTTTCAAGATCATACATTAACGGCCATTCTAACTTTTGGCACCAATAACAATTACAATCGTTAAATGCATATGTTGAATTAATATCTACTTCAGGTAATAAGAAATCTTTTACAAACGGTGTATCAAAAATAAGATCAGGTAATAGGCTATGCGGATAGCGTTTAAGTATATGGTCAGTATTACTATCAGGAGCAATATTACCTTCAACAGGTTCTGTAGTATCTACGAATTGTTTATAATCTGCATATCCACCTTCACTATGCCATTTAAAGCTATCGAATGCATGAGCAAACGAATCAGCTTTTGTTTGGCGTTGTTGTGACGATCCCATCCATGCAAAGTGCCAACCCATATCTTCTTGAATAATACCTTGATTTGTTGGAAACCGAATTGGAATGCTAATGTTACCACATCGAATATTACTTAGTTTGCAATGTAACAATTGTTCTTTTGTTGCAAAGAACATAGCACGTTTCCATATAACCGGTACATCATTTCTATGGTGGATACGTAAATCAGCACGACCTTGTAGATATACTAATGGAATTTTAATTATAATGTTTGGATGATTGTGGCATTGTTGTGCTACCCATTTAATATGCTTTGGATCGATAATCTCATCTGCATCTCCATAAATGAATACGTCACGCTTATCAAAATCACGTAAGGCATTCATTACAGCATCTTTTTGCAAACGTTCTCTTACTCTAGCATATAGAGATTCTTTGTTATTAGCATTTACACCTGCGTTTCTTCGATCAATTTCGAGTATTTCGAGATCTTCTGTTTCAGGAATATCATGCTCTACATAGATAATCTTTTCAATCGGTAGTCCAAGTTTACGAGCAACTTCAGGAAATTTGCGATCTACATCTTTACCAGCATGTGTCTTATTTGACTCAACGATAATAAACTTATCTACATGTTCTTTTAATAAGTTAACACGTAAATAGAGTAGCTCTTCTCCATAGGGAGCAAACCAAGGAAAACAATCTACAATCTTCATTACTTACTTCCTTCTTTCTAGTATAGTTAAACCATTACAATTTTGTTTGTGCTTTCTAAATTTCCATTGAGGATTAGCGATAATGAACTCAATAATAGCAGGTAATAATCCTTGATTATCCATTGCTTTACGATTAGGATTTGCAGCCCAATCAACTTGCTCATCACGTACTCCATATGTATGAGTATCGTGAAATGCTAGATATTTACGAGCAGCATTACCGTGCAATTTAAGTTCTTCTCTTAATTGCTGTTGGCTGTGCCAAGTATCAATAAAGATTAAGTCGGTTGGCTCAATAAGAATACTCAGCGTATTTGCTTTAACATATTCTACATCTTTACCAACCTTCTTAGCAATTTTGAATAGATTCATTAGAGGATCGTGTATTTCAAGATCATATGCTCTTAATGATACAGGCGCTTTAAGAAATGCTTTTGTACTTGCACCAAAACGACTGCCAAACTCAGTAACGTGAGTACAATCTTCTGCAAGAGTTAATAAGTCGTGAAGATGTTCATCAATATCTGACTTAGTACTCTTTTCTTTTTGATACTCATTTTCTATGAGTTCGTTCCATTCACTTAAATTCATACGTCTAACCACCTTCTATTTTCTAATGTCCAAGTTACAACTTCAGCGATACGTTGATCAACTGGTCTCGGGGTCCATCCCATCTTTGCCATTCGTTCACCAGAGAGAGCATAACGAAGGTCGTGACCAGGGCGACTACTGTGGAAATCCATGAATTCATACTTTAACTCCTTGCCTTGTGCATCGGCAATCATTTGTGCGAGTTCTAAATTGTTCAATTCAGTCGCACCACAGATATTGAACTTAGGACATTTAACACCGGTATTATTTTCAATGTTAAGAGTATCAGTATGTTCTAATAAGAACAGTGTAGCATCAGCAACATCTTCGGCATGAATATAATGTCGTGATCCTGGTATTGTTTTTGTTTCATCACTGTGAATAGTTACCGTACCACCATCTCGTACATTACGAATAGTCATAGGGATAAACTTTTCTGGATGCTGTCGTTCACCAAATACGTTCATTGTATGCGTAATATAAATTGGCATATCATAAGTATTTTGGTAAGCTACTGCTAATTCCTCTCCACCAGCTTTAGATGCTGAGTAAGGATTAGTTGAATTATAACGATCATATTCGTCGTACTTAATACCTTCAGGAGCAGGACCAAAGACTTCATCAGTTGAGAAGTATAGGAAGCGTTCCAAGTTAGGTTGTTTACGAGCAAATTCTAGAATGTTACATGTACCAACAACGTTATCCATTACGAATTCCATTGGATGGTCAATTGAACGATCTACGTGAGAGCCTGCTGCCAAATGAGCAACAATATCAACGTCACCAATATCTGCTAAGAGCATTGGATTAAATTCTGCTTTTAAATCGTGAAAGATTGTACGAAGACGTGAACGTTCTTCTGGGGTACGATCTTGTAAAAGATCATGTAATCTGTTTAGGTTACCACTATAATCTAAACGATCTACAGTAACGATATCCCAATCAGTTCTTTTGAGTACCTGGTTGATTAAGTGATGGGCAATAAAGCCACCGCCACCAGTAATAAGTATTTTCTTAGCCATTATATCTCCGTCATCAATAACATTTTGTAAAAGTACTCCATAGATCCGAAAACCTATGGAGTGTTGTTAACTTTATTTATAATCAGAAATTGTATTTGATCGTAGCTTTAAAGCTATCATCATAATTGCGGTTTCCGTATGGACCCACCATTCCTTTGTCGTGATGTAAGTATACTCCATACTCCATCGGACCTTGATTATAAACTGCACCAAAGTAGTTAAAAGTAAAGCCGATATCATCGTCTTCTACTCTATGTGCTGAAAGAATTACGTCTTTAATTCCATAGTACATAACACCGTAGTCTTTACGGACATTACCACCATCGTCAAATTGTTCGTAACCTAATCCAATCGGTAATCCTACTGGATACAATGATGTTCCAATTGAATAACCACGTTGGGTTGTTTTATCTTCAGCACTAATTTGTAAGTATGATACATCAAAGATTGCTAAACGTGCTGTTGCACCTGCGTACATTGATTTGGTTTCTGGTTCATAACCTACAATACCACCAATTGGTAATTTCTTTCTTTGAAGTTTATATTGATTGAATTTAAATTCATCGTTATTAACCCAATCACCAAACGTAACAACTACTTTTTCTTTATGGTCGATACGTGAGTTTGGTTCAATGACAATTACTGGAGCTCCAATTTTAGATGTTTTTGCAAAACCTAAACGTTGAGCATCAGTTTCACCAATATATACTCTTGTATTTCCGATACCAAAGCCCATTTGTTTTTCTTGGACCGTGTTATCTAATGTACGATCTAACGAATAGTTAGTATCATACCGTGCTCCAGCACCTGCCCAGTTAAATGGACCATCGCTTAGTTCAGTCTGAAACCCTGCGAAAACTTCCGCTCTTGAACTCATGTCACCTTCTGGCCATTCGCCATCGATATACATTTCAACATTACCATTATAATATAGACCGGATTTTTCTTCTTCTTTTTGTTCATGTCCGTCTGCATAAACGTTTGTCGCAAATAGCGATAAGCACATCATTGTGCTAGTTATTAGTTTCATTTTTGAACCTTTCATATGTGGCGCATGTCCTTAAACGCCGGTTAACCGAATCTTCCCAGATTCATGTGAAGTATTACTTCAGCCAGCCTATCTTTTCGCCAGCTGCGATTCTTCGCTCTGCTTCTGCCTTTGTACCAGGATATCTTGTTGCCCAAAGGATGATCAGCCCAAATGTAACGGCCATATAAATTGTGGCTTTTATATTTGCGACTGTTAGGAAAAATACTACTAATGAAGTTGACATTACGAAAACCATTAGGTATTTTGCTTTGGTTGGGTATACTCTATAAGTCCCCCATTCTTTAATAAAAGGACCAAAACGCGAGTGGTTTAGAATCCAGTTATGGAATCTTTCATTTGATTTTGCGAAGCAGAAAGTCGCTCCTAAGATTGGTGTACTCCAAGGAAGACCTGGAAGAAGAACGCCTAGATATGCGACTCCTAATAAGATAATCCCTAACGTAAACCAAAATGCTTTTTTGATTTTATTCATAGTGTTTCCTTTCAAACTAAAGCGAAATTACTTTAGTACTTCTTTTAACGCTTGCACCAATTGTATCATCATCACATCATCGTGATAAGGAGTTGGCGCAATTCTTAACCGCTCTGTTCCAGCCTGAACAGTCGGACTATTTATAGGCTGAATGTAAATACCAAATTCGTTAAGTAAACGATCACTTGCTTCTTTACATTTAAAAGCGTCATTAATCATTACTGGTACAATATGAGTACAGGAGTTTTCGTGTACTGGTATATTTGCATCAGCAAGCATTTCTTTTAATTTTGCGGCTCGCTCTTGATGTTGAGCCCTTAATCTAGGATTGTCACGGAGATATCTGATGGAGGCGAGAGCTCCTGCACAAATGACTGGAGAGGTTGATGTAGTAAATATAAAACCACTAGCAACACACCTAATTCCATCAATAATACTAGAGTCAGAAACAATATAACCACCTTGTACACCAAACGCTTTACCAAGTGTACCATTGATTATATCTACCCTGTCTGATAATCCTAGCTTCTGACAATAACCACCGCCTGTTTCGCCGTATAAACCTACCGCGTGAACTTCGTCGATATATGTCATCGCCTTATATTTATCTGCTAAATCAAGTATCTCTTCGATAGGACTAATGTCTCCATCCATAGAGTATACTGATTCAAAAACAATAATTGGAGTTTGATTACTCATTTGACATGTTTGCAATGCCAATTCTAATTCTTCCATATTGTTATGTTCGAATACTGTTTTATCTGCTTTTGAATGATTAATACCAACAATTAATGATGCATGATTTTTAGAATCTGATACAAAACAAACGTTTGGAATAATTCGATTTAAAGCAATAAGAGTCCATTCATTAGCAACATATGCGCTTGTAAATAATAAAGCATTTTCTTTTTGGTGTAGAGTTGCAAGCTCTTTCTCTAATGTGACGTGATAATGAGTGTTACCACCAATATTACGAGTACCACCAGAACCAGATCCTGTTTGATCTAATGCGCTATGCATAGCACTTACGACATAATCATTTTGACCTTGGCCAAGATAATCATTTGAGCACCAATTTATAATATTCTTTGGAGCATATTTACCATACCAAATAGAGCGAGGAAAGTCTCCCCGCTCTCTTAGTATATCATTAAATACTCTATATCGACCATCATCTTTATATTGATCTATAACCTGATCGAAGTATTTGTTAAACATTAGAGACTGAATCCAGAAAATGTATCTTTATCAACATCTTGTTTAGTTCCACCTTGTACATATGAAGTAATCTCTGTTTCTTGTGGAGCAACTTGTACATCAGCTCCTGAGATCCATTTTTGAGTCCAAGGTAATGGATTGTTCTTAATAGAATACGGTGACTGTAATTTTACATTAGTCATACGACGAGTAGCAATAAACTCGATATATTGATGTAGCAATTCAGCATTAAGACCGATCATAGAACCATCTCTAAACAAGTAATTAGCCCACTCTTTTTCTTGATCTACTGCGTCAACAAACATTTGAATACATTCAGCTTCTGTTTCTTCAGAGATCTTTACAAAATCTTTATCTTCTTTCTTTAAAAGTTTAAGCATCATTTGAGTAGAGGCAAGGTGCAAGTTTTCATCACGAGCAATAAGCTTAATAATTTTAGCGTTACCTTCCATCTTCTTTAATTCTGCAAAAGCCCAAGAACAAGCAAATGATACGTAGAAACGAACACCTTCAAGAATGTTAACACTCATTAATGTAAGATATAATAGTTTCTTTAATTCGTACATATCAACTTTTACTTTTTTACCGTTGACAGTATGTGTGCCTTCACCTAATAGATTATAGTAACCAGTCATTTCAATAAGACGATCATAGTAACCTGAAATAGAATCTGCGCAATCAACAATTTCTTTTACATTCAACATCTCATCAAAAATCTTAGATGGATTAGAATAAATGTTACGAATAATATGTGTATATGAACGACTATGGATAGTTTCAGAGAACGTCCAAGTAATAATCCAGTTTTCGAGTTCTGGTAAAGAAACAATAGATCCAAAACTTTCAGCAGGTGCACGACCTTGTACTGAGTCTAATAGAATCTGTCGTTTAAGGTTAGACGTAAAAATATGCTGCTCATGCGCAGTTAATGCTTTAAAATCTTTTGCATCTTGATAGATGTCAACTTCTTCTGGTCGCCAGAAGAAACCAAGCTGCTTATCAGTCAACTGATCAAACTGCTTGTACTTAAGTGTGTCGTAACGTTGAATTGTTGGTCCACCGGTTGGATCTAAAAAAGAACTAACGGATGTATGGTCAACGCGGTTATTTACGTCAAAAACGCTCATTTATTTTATTCCTTTGTATGAGATACTATTACTTCTATATTATCATATAAATTAAAAATGTCAATCATTAAATTTTGCAAGATTCGCAATCTTCATCATCTATTTCGCCTTGCGCGAGTTCGTCATCACCGGACATTTTATCGACATCGATTTCGCCTTGACCATCGAACGTATTAAAATAATACAATTGCTTACCACCGTACTTATAGAACATAAGTAAGTGTTGCAATAATACGCTCATTGGTATCTTTTCGTCTTCAAAGAATTGTGGGTTATAACTTGTATTTACAGAAATTCCTTGGTCAATATATTTCTGTAGAACAGCCATAATTTTTAAGTAACCTTCAGGAGATTTTTGATCCCACAACAGATCATATTTATTCTTTAAACGTCTGTACTCTGGAACTACTTGCTTCAGAACACCGTGTTTACTTTGTTTTACACTAATTAAACTGCGTGGTGGTTCAATACCGTTGGTAGCGTTTGCGATTTGAGCTGACGTTTCAGATGGCATAAGAGCCATTAATGTAGAGTTACGAATACCTGTTTCTTTTAATTGCTTACGCAATCCTTTCCAATCTTGACGTTCTTTATGTTTTACTAATTCATCAAGATCTTTCTTATATGTTTGGTTGGGTGTAATGCCTTGGCCATACTTAGTTTCATCAATACCAGAGATGTTACCCATTTCAATTGCAAGATCAGCAGAAGCTTTGGTAAGATAATATGCCCAAGCTTCAGCGTACTCATCGACCAATTCTAGTCCCTTAGAATCAATATCTTGATAACTTAAATCGTTCTTTGCCATCCAATATGCAAAGTTAATAATTCCAATACCGATAGGGCGACGTTTTTCTGTTGATAATTGAGCAGCAACAATTGGATAATTTTGATAACTTAACAAAGCATCTAATCCACGAACTGCAAGGTCACATGCCTTTTTAAAATCTGATGTACAGCGTATGTTACCCCAGTTAATAGCTGATAAAGTACAAAGACTGATTTCTCCTTCTTTATCATTAACATCGTTTAATGGTTTAGTTGGTAGATCAATTTCTGCACAGAGATTTGATTGGCGAATAGGAGCAACTTCTGGTAAGAATGAACCATGCTCATTTGCATTATCAACATTTTGTAGATAGATACGACCTGTGTTTTTACGTTCTTCCATAAACATACTGAATAGAGAAGCGGCAGGAATAGTTTTCTTACGTAATCTTGTATTGCGTTCTGCAGTTTCATATAATCTTTTAAATTCATCTTGATCAGCATAGAATGCATCATACAAACCAGGAACATCACTTGGTGAGAACAAAGTAATATCTCCACCAGTTACTAGACGCTCATACATTAACTTATTAAACTGTACTCCATAATCCATATGACGAACACGATTATCTTCAGTACCTTTATTGTTTTTCAATACAAGAAGATCTTCTGCTTCATAGTGCCAAATAGGATAATAGATTGTAGCTGCTCCACCACGTACGCCACCTTGAGAACAAGATTTAGTAGCAGCTTGGAACATTTTATAGAAAGGAATTATTCCTGTATGAAAGGCGTCACCTTTACGAATAGGGGTTCCAATAGCTCGTATTGAACCTCCTCCAATGCCGATTCCGGCCTTTTGTGAAACGTACTTAACAATACTTGAGCTAGTAGCATTAATACTATCAAGACTATCGTCAGTCTCAATAAGGACGCAAGAAGAGAATTGTCTTTGCGGTGTTCTAACACCAGCCATAACAGGAGTAGGCAAACTAATATCGTGTAAACTAATAGCATCATAATAATCCTTTACATATGATAAGCGAGTTTCTTCGGGATAATTATGAAATAGCGTTGCAGCAATAAGAATGTAACACATCTGTGGAGTCTCAAAGATCTCACCAGTAACTCTATTCTGGCATAGATATTTACCACGTAATTGTTCCATTGCAACATAAGTAAGACTTTCATCTCTATCATGTTTAATAAAGCCATTGATCTTTTCCCACTCATCATCGTTATAATAATTAATGAGTTCAGGATCATAAAAGCCGTTTTCAATATTTCTTTCAACCAATTCTTTAACAGCACAAGGTTCGTATCCACCATAAACTTCTTTACGAAGACCATAGTTGATTAAACGTCCACCTACGAACTGATAATTTGGAGTTTCTTCGCTGATGAGATCAGCTGCTGCTTTAATAAGAGTTTCTTGTATTTCTTTAGAACTAATTCCAGTGAAAAATTGTATCTGGCTTTTTATTTCTACTTCTGATGGGGAAACACCTGTAATATCGTTACACGCGTGAAAAACTACCTTATGGAGCTTTTCGACATTTAATGGCTCCTTTGATCCATCACGCTTTGCAACTTGTATAGTTTGTATCATACTTCTTCCTTTAATAATATACTTTGATCTATCTGGTCTACTATTTATATTGCCATATTAGCTTTAATAGTATCATGGTGTAAATAATTTGTCAATCTAAAAGATTTATATTCATCAATTCTATATTGACCGTTTAATTTTAATTCGAACATTCTATTAATGTCTAATGTTGGTAAGTCATAATGATCACGTTCGAGTTGTTGTTTTACTTGTTTGAAGTGATCGTTGTAAATATGAGCATCACCAATTGTATGTACATAATCGCCTACTTCAAGTCCGCAATGATGAGCTAGGATATGAGTTAATAAAGCATATGATGCAATATTAAATGGTACTCCTAGAAATGCATCAGCACTTCTCTGATACATTTGACAATTAAGCTTACCGTTGTATACCCTAAACTGAGATAAGGTATGACAGGGAGGTAAAGCCATCTTATCAATTTCTGGTGGGTTCCAAGCTGAAAGAATAATACGTCTGCTATCAGGGTTGTTCTTTAATTGATCGATAATCGTTTTGATTTGATCTGTACCACCAAAGCTACGCCATTGAGAACCATATACTGGTCCAAGCTCTTTATACATTGAACCATTATGATATCCAAGATCTTTAGCTTGAGAATCAGCGTTTGCAGTCCATATAGTAGTTTTACCATCAAGGCTTAATCTGTTTATGCCATATGTAAGTTCAGCAAGTCTACGTTCATCGGTACTTCCTTCAAGAAACCATAGTAGTTCTGCAACTACTGATTTCCATGCAAGTTTCTTAGTAGTAACTGCAGGAAATCCTTTTTGAAGATCGAATCGCATTTGATAACCAAATATAGATCTTGTACCAACTTTGGTTCGATCACTTACATCTTCGCCTTTGTCCATAATGTCTCTGAGTAACTTATGATATACTTCCATTAATCTTTAATCCATTTTGTTATTGTTCCGAAACTTTTAATCTCCGTGCTCTCAGCACTATAGTATTCTGTAATCTTTTCTTTATCTAAGAATGTATCACATTTATAATAACCAGTCACTTCATTCAACCATAGTTCATCTATATAATATAACATAGATTCTACTAATTGAGCTCCACCGATAATCCAAACATCGTTTTTAATTTGTGGTAAGATCTTTAATATAGATTTTAAATCACCAACAACATCTGCACCTATTGGACCATTACCTGAAGTCACTACAACGTTATCTCTATTGGGTAATTTGAACGGTAAGCTTTCCCAAGTTTTGCGTCCCATAATAACTGTTGAATGTTCAGTACATTCTTTAAACCATTTTAAATCTTCACTATTCTTTGGCCAAGGTAATCCACCGTCTTTGCCAATGCCCCATTCCTGATCGTGAGCAAGTATTCCTCTTATCATGTTTTTCTCCAAGCTTGAAACTTCAACTCTGCTTGTAATCCTTTATGCGTATTATCTTCGATTAGTTTCTCGACGTTAACACCTTTGAGATGCATATCATTAATATCTTTTGCCACAACATTATCAGGCCATATACATATCTTGTAACCATTCTTGATTACACGTTCCATACGTTTATGAATCTCTTTATTACGTGGCTCAGCATCGAATACATATATCGCATTTTCATTTGCAGAATTACCGTTACCTTCAGCGCCATTCATAGAGATAGCGTTTTCAAGGAACATACTGTCAAGTGCGCCTTCGACGATATAGTAAGGATGATCGAAATTAACTTTGTCGAGACCAAAGATTTTTGGTCTATCATCAAACATTATAGTTATATATCTAATTCCATCAGGGTTGAATCCACGAGCTGATACGCCAAAACAATTACCGTGTTCATCAACAAATGGTATAACAAGCCTTGGTTCATCTTTGCCAATATAATCAAACTTATCAGGAATAATCGTATTAATCCAAGTTTTAAACTTAGGAGCAAAGAACATTCTATAATGATGTTGAGGAGGTATTTGCCGCTTGACTACATATTTCTTAACTGGATGATCGTGACTGAGTTGGCTAATTTTCTTTAATTCTTTAAGAGGATTTTTCTTAAATACGGGAGCTTTTGTTTTAAAATCAGTTTCTTTTTTAGTATCATCGGCGTGAGTATTTGCCACAAATTTTTCAGCAATGTAGTCATTATATAACAATGGATCGACGGTCTTCAGAAAATAATTAAAGCCCATCGAGGCACCACAGTTATGACAATAATAGTTAAATTTGTTATCCCTTTCTAGAAGCCAACCACGGGCCTTAGAGCGGTTCTTCTGTGAATCACCACAGATAGGACATCTGAAGTTTATTTTATAGGGATTAGTATGCTTGATCTTAAAATTATCCAGTCGACCAGATAACATCTGGGAGTACTGAATATCAACAAATTCTGCCATAATATACACATTCCATAGGATTACAATAATATAGTTGACATTATACCACAAAAGCAGCGTAATGTCAACGTATATTTACTTTTACTTTAGATTATTATATATTAGTATTGATCAAATGTCAACCACCAATTAAGGCAGTCCAGTTAACTTCTGCAAACAACATAAGCACTACAAATCCGATACCCATAATATACCAACGCCACTGTTCTAATATTTTAATACGGTCATCGATTTTTGTCAACCGTACTTCAAGGGCGCCATTCATTTTACCGAGTTGAAGCATAATTTCGTCATTACGCTGTTTGCGATCAACTTGTGTTGCATTTGCTAGCTTTTCGTGATCTTGTCGAGAAGATTTACGATGGTCTTCGAGGCGACGGTGGAGAACTTCCGTGCGAGCCTTATCTTCTTCTTTATGTTCTGCTATTCTCTGTTCTAGATCTTCGAGTTTATCGGCCGTGTTCTTTAATATTTCACCTTGAACGGCAACTTTTTGAGATACCTCAGTCATCGCTTCCAAAGCTGTGTCGAATCTTCCGAAGAACTTTTCGATCTGCTTAATATCCTTTTTGATCAGTTGGACATCTGTGTTTAAACTCGTATCTTTGTCTGACATAACTAGAATTTATTCCTCGTTTAAAATAGAAAAAGCCCCGGAATTACTATTAATCACAGGGCCCACAACATTCTATATTCAGTTCTATTTATTCATCAAACGCATTCTCATACAATATAATAATACTTTTTTGTTGACTAATATAGGCTCTTAAATCAGAAAGATTCAATGCTATTTTTTCGTAGTCTTTTGCGGTTAAAGCAAATAAAACTTTATCATCTTTTAACTTATCAAATACTTCATCAATGTTATCTTTTGTTACAATAACAAATTCGACGTCTCTTAAATCAAGAGCATCAGGATTTGATACGATTGGTTTTGGTGGGGTTACGTATTCAGTTTCAGTTATTATCTTCGCTGGTGGCGCCACTGGAGTCGATGAGCACGCCGTTAGCAATAAGATCATCGTACAACCAAGGACACTCGCTGTTAAATGCTTTACCATTTTTTGCGTTCCTCTCTTTTTCCGTCAATAGAGCACCAGATACAATTTCAAAACAACGATTTACTTTCGCTGATGCATTGTTAACAACTCTTTCAACTAGTCCAGGTTTAGCAGCAGCTAATGCTCCTAAATCATGTTTACCTAATCTATCTTTGAGTTGATTGTTCTGAGAACGAATTTTACTGAAACTTTCTTGAAGTTGTGTATATTGTTCTCGTTGACGCTCGAAGTTAGACTCCATCTTAGCAATGGTATCTATATTTTTAAGATTTACTTCTTCGAGTTTGTCAACATTAGCCGTTAACGTAGCATTATATGCAGTTAACGTTTCGATTTTAGTTTGAGTGACGTCATAGTACCACGCACCGACGCCACCCATTACTAATATGATCAGACCTGTATACATGAACGAAGGCATAGTTTAAATTATCCGCAATAAGAAGCGTATAATCCTTCAGCTTTAGAGCCAGCACAACCGTACTTCTCTTTCATAGCTTTTAGTACTTCAGCTTTTGAAGAACCTTTATCGTTCATAGCCTTCATTGCTTTGCCTACTTTTTCATCATCTTCGTCATCGTCATCGTCGTCGTCATCAGATTCGTCTTCACTAGACTCATCTTCATCATCGTCGTCGTCTTCATCTTCGTCATCATCTTTGCTTTTAGCTTCCATCATTTCGACGTACTTTTCTTCAAGCTTAGTAGTGATGCGAGTCTGAATTTCTTCTTCGAATGCCTCTTTCATTTCGAGAGGGCGACCTGCCATTGCTTCTGCAACTATTTTTTCTAAAGACATGTTAATCTCCTTTGTTTAATCTTGTATTGTTATCTATTTATAATTATCCGAACATCTTGGCTTGAGTCGCAGGGCCTACTATACCATCGGCTACTAGTCCATTGAGTTTCTGCCACTTTTTAACTGCTGTTAATGTACCAAAGCCAAAGTCTCCATCAGCTCCAATACCTAACGCTTTTTGCATTGCTGCAACGTCATCACCTTTCATTCCCTTACGTAATGTTCGAGAACTAGATGTTGTTTTCTTTTTACCGCTTGAGCTACCGGTCTTACATTTACCTGCAAGAATAGCTTTAGCATCTTTGTATCGCTTATCCCGATCTTCTAATCCAATAGTACCACCATTAATTTTCTTGGTAAGTCCTAGGTTATCGTCATTATCGGCATAACGCTCTAATTTGTTTGTTTTCCAGAACCAACATGCTGATTCAATAGCACCTTTAGGAGTTGCTACGTATTCTGCTGCTTCTTCTGCTGTGATTCCAATTGACTTTGCGAATGCTGTATAATTATTTCTGCCTGTAAGTTGCTTAATGCCACGGCCCCTAAATCTCCAACCGTCCCCAGGTTCTGTATTACCCAAGGCACCTCGTTTAGACCGGAATTCATCTTGGTAGACGTAGTTTGCAATCTCTTTAGGATTGCGAGCATAATCTTTCGCATTTCGTTTTCCTTTTCCAAAATAACGACCAAACACAGAATTAAGTGCTTTTTCGCTATAGTTTAAGTTTTCTTCAAGGCGCGTAAAGTCAGCCGACTCATGTGCGCATTGTGCCATAAACCCTGCAACACGAAGATCTGTATTGATCTCATATTCTTCAAATAAAACGGTGGCAGCATCGTACCACTCTTCTGGATTTTTATTACGAGGAATCATAGCGCTAAATTGTTCTAGTGTAATCATTTTGTAGGTGCTCCCATTATATCTCTAAGTCTTTTCTTCTTATCTGATTTATTAGACTTAGTCCATTTCTTTTGTGCTTGTTTAGACATATGACCAGCGTCCATGCCTGCTATTCCACCAGCGCCTACTGAGTTAGCGGCTGGTTCTTCTTCAAGTTCAGGTTTAGTGTTAATTTTTTCAAATAAAGTTTCAACTTCTTCATTTAAAGCCTTGACATCTGCGTCTTCTTTGATATAATTGACATATCGGTCATTAAACAACAGTAATGATTCTTTTAGCTGTTCATCAGTAAGGTCTTCGTTAAGTAATGATTCATCGCTGAAATGATTATATTCTTTGATTAAGAATAAGGCAGCAGCATAAGATGCAAGCTTAGAACCGCCACCAGGAACTTTAGCTAACAATCTTTTCATGTTTCGTACCATCACATCAAAAACACCGAATGCCTTCTTTTGTTTAGGATCTCGGTCTTTCTTTTTGATTAATACGTTACCATCAGCGTCTATAACGCCTTGCTTAAAGCCTTCCCACTTATTAAATGGAGTAGCTAAACGTCTTACAAATTGATAAACTAAAAATAGATCTACGACCATTTCATATTCCCTTAAGTGTTTCTGATATTGAGTTATCAGAAGCAATGTTATCAGCAGCAAGACTTACATCATCGTACTGAATAATACCTGGCATAAAGTTCAAATATTCTACGAACGGTTTTAAACAATCATGAAACTCGTGGAGCTTCATAAAAAGCATGTTAGTTGCTTCCGGTCCAAATACATTATAAATTATGATCAGGTGATTCAGAATCAACCTTTCCTTTAAGTCGTCATCTTGTCTATATCTACCAAATAGTTTACGTAGATATTGAAATCGCTTTAGGTCCTCTTCGAACTCAGAAACGTCTGAGCATTGAGGGTTATCATAATGTTTTGATGCAAACAACAGAAAAGTTGATTCTGTCAATATCATAATATTAATTTCTCAGTTTAACTGTCGGCTACGATAGTATCTTCAACTGCTGTATTTCCAGTAACACCAGCATCACCAACAGTGGCTTGATCTACTGTGCCACCTTTCATTGGTACTAAGCATTCTGCAAAGTGACGGCCATTTGCTGTATGATACAACCACCAGCCAGGACCTGTAATTCCTTTAGCTCTGTTTGACGCAACAGCTGCTTCTTCATCAGAAACAAAGATCGCATTGTCAATGTCGTGTGATTTGTTAGTGTTGGCTGCAGCGTCTTCCAAGAATTTTGGTGCTGATGCTAACTCATCGGTTTTTCCCCATAGTGCCATTGTATTTCTCCTAATTAGCGGGTTTTTATAATTCTATTTATAAAACCTAAGCAGGTTTTGGTTTATTTTGTTGTTGGTTTTGTTTTCTCTTAGCTTCTGCTTGTTTTTGCTTAAGATCACGTACTCGTTGCTTTGCAGCCTGCATTCTTTCACGATCTTTTTGTTTTTGCTCAATAGATTTAGCTTTTTTCTCAGCAGCATCTGCTCTTCCGGCTGTGCTCATACGATTGGCAGCTTTCTTAATTCCTTTACCTGCTAATCTAGCAGTTCCGACAGCAGCTTTAGCACCTAGTTTAAATGCACCACCAACGGCTTTACCAATGAACTCGTCAAGTTGCTCTGGAGACATTGCTTCCAATTCAGCCATACTGATATTATTTTCATTAATATACTGAGCTGTAATCTGGTTAACTTGCTCTTCAGACAAAGATTCAGCTTTATATTTGTAAGGAGCTGGTTTGCCAGATAGAGAATTTGCTTTTGGATTTTTTCTTACAAGACCTTTTGGATCTTTTAAGTGAATATCAGAATCAGTTGTACGCTTGATTTCTGAACCAATACCTTTATGACGCTTATCAAATCTCTTTTGATGTTTGTCTTGGGCTTTCTTTGTTGCTGATCCGTAATCGCCGCCACCAGGCATTCTTTTATTTGCTGATTGCTTGTATTGCTTCATAGCTTTTTTCTTATAGCTCTTTAAAGTAGCAGGAGATAATTCGTCAAGCTGTTCTGTTTCTTCGTTTCTTGCAGCAGGATCGCCACTAGTTACTGTATGAGGTTTACCGTTAATATGAACAATAGCATTACCGTTCTTATCTACATTACCGTTCCAATTACCAGCTTTATGAGCTTTACGTGCAGCTACAACTTTTGGATGCTTAGGATCAAATGTTTCGTTTACTTCTGCATTACAATCACAATGAGCGCAGTCTGGAGGACAGTTGCAATCTTCTGCCTTTACATCAGAACCACAACAATCGTCTGAACAATGTGTGTCTTTTGCTTCTGTTTGAGGCTTACCTAGACGCTTTTGTCTGTCTCTAAATGTCTCACCACTTCTACCAACGCCAGCTCTTTTTGCTTCTTTGGCCTTGGTTTCTGGTGACATTGCTTCGTCTTTTTTATCCCAAGGAGCCTTAGGTAAGGTTGGTTTCTTCTTAGGTTTAGCAGCATCAGAAGCAAGTGCTCTTTCGAGAGACTTATCTTCAGCTACATATTTTTTAAAGCTTTTCATTGTTTTACCTTTGGTTTTTTATTATTCTTAATATTTATATAAAGAAATGCTTACCACTTCTCTTTATCTGCCCAATATGCTCCACTCATCTTGCCTTTTGCAATGTTTTTAGCATGTCGAGCCTTGAAAGATTTACGTTTGGCTTTCATCTTCTTAGATTCGCCTTTCTTAGGATCACCTGCTGTAGATGCACCTTGTTCGCCAAAACGAATTGTTTTGATTTTGTCACCTTCTTTAGCAACAACAATATGACTTGATGATGGATGAGAAGGAGTTCTTTTTGGCTTATTATAACCATCAACGCCAGCTTTTGCTAAACGAGGATCCTTATCTTCTGTAACATCTTTTGATTTTAAATAATCTCTTGCGGTGTCGAGATAATCAGTAGCTTTAGTAATCTTTGATTGAACCCATTCAGGTAGATTTTCATCATCTTGTATCATGTTCATCATGTCTTTTGCTGCATCCATTGCAGTTTGAAGTTGACCTTTAGCCATACCGCCTTCGTCATTATATTCGGCAGAATCTTTATTTTCAGCTAATGATTCTTTTAATTGTTTTAATGTTTTCATCCGAATTCGTGCCCCGCAACTCTTTTCATTTGTTTGTTAAACTCTTCCTGAGAAGGCTTTTCTTTGTATAACTTAATAGTTAAATGAGATTTATCTTTACCTTTAATACGCCAATTATGTCCTGCTTCTTTATGCTCAGGATCAGTAGTCTTTACTACACGTCTCTTATATCCTGCTTCCCAAGTCTCAGATCCTTCGGTTAACTGTTCGTCAGCCATCATACCTAATATATGAGGATCGAGTCCATATTGGTTAGCAATCTTACCTGCATAGTATTCTACGCCGTGTCTTGGTTTATCACCATGCTTAAACATAATCTTTTTAGTAAGTGCAATACCATTTGCATATCTTTTCTTAAAAACAGTATCTGCTGCAATTTTCTTAATCATTTGTGCAGTTGTTAGATTTCTTTCGTCTAATTCTTCTTCTGATACTTCTTCAGGTACACAATTAGGAACCATCTTGTTCCCTTTCTTTTTCATGCCTACCCGCTTGTATCCTTTCCAACATGCTTCATCGACGAATTGTTTATAAGATAACATATTATTATCCGAATCTTTTTGCGAATGTTTTGAGATCAATAGTTTCAAAAGAGCCAAACTCGTCAGTTACTTTATAACCAACTTTACCTTTAAGCTCTACAGCTTTTGCAGAAAAGTATTTGTTTCCTTGACGTAGGCCGTTGATTTCAGATCCATAGAATCCGATCTTCTTCATTTTTGGCGCGCCTTTGGCTTCTTCTAAACTGTTTTTAAATTCTTTAAAACTGTTCATTTTTGCTTCCTTTGTGATTTAATCCATTTTTGTACTGCAGTATTCTTTGGTAACTTTTTAGACCATACCATAATCTTTTTATATGCACGATTTGCTTGTGCGTTATAATCAGATCCTTCAGAGTTATCAATAACATTAAATGATGATCCAAAGAATGTTTGAAATGCTCCAATATTCTTTTGTACATCATTCCACATTTTTGTAACTGCTGAACTTGGCAATGTACGAGGTCTCATTTTATTACGTTTTTGTGCAGTCTCTAAATCTGTATTTACGAAAATCATAGCCGTATCGTAACCTAATTTTTTTAGTTCAATGGCTTGTTTCATAATCTTTGTTAAATCTTTTCCAGTACCATCAATAACTAAACCCATTCGACCGTCAAGAGCCATTTTCATTTTCTTTGTAGTAAGGATCTTTGCCTTTGCTCTTGCAGCTTGACCTTCGTCCGACATAATATCTTCTGGTGAAAATGTTAAATCGGTTTTCTTTAAAATATTTTCAAATGCATCATCAGAATTAATAAGTTTAAAACCAAGTGCTGGCAATGCAGTTTTACCTACAACAAATGATTTGCCTGATCCTGGTCCACCTGCTAAGAATACTGCTTTAAAAATAGATGGATCATTAACGCCTTCGTTAATGAATGTTTTAAATCTAAGCATTAGGAGTATCTTTTTTCAGTGTTTTAACGAGTTCATCAGTACCTTCAAAACCAGCACCAGATTCTTGTTTAACATCAGACTTCTTATCAGCAAGTTTATCTCTTAAGTCTTTAAGATCCTTTTTAATATCTTTCTTTTGTCCATCAAAAGCTCGACCTAATGGAGTATCAGTACCTTCTTCTACTGATTCTTTCTTGGATTTCTTAGAACCACGTACTTTATCAGCTAAGTCTTTATCTGCCTTACCCCAAGTACCAGATGATTTAGTGATGAATGAATTTACTCTTGCATGTCCCCATTGCTCAGGAGTAGTTCCTGGACGATGACCTGTCTTCCATGCTGCAACACCGCGATTGTATACTGAACGTAATACACCCATTGGCATACCCGTCTTATCAGCTTTTTTCTTTAATGATGCTGTTGGATCTTCATTTAACTCTAATGAAAACTCTTCAGTGGATTCGATTAACGACATTAACTCTTCAGTCATATCTTCGAATTCTTCGTTTTTAGGTTTATACATTTTAAAGCGTTTATCAAACTTTGGTTTACCGTTAGTATCTAATAACATATGAGGACGTTTGCCTTGCTTCTTGCCCCACATAGGTTGAGTGTCTTCACCAAACATAGCTCTAACTTTTTTAGTATGCTTTGATAATTTTGTTTTTGCTTCTTTATCACCAGGTGCTGGCTTATAAGCCGAAGCATCATCGTCTGCCTTTTTAGCATTGCGCTTAAAATGACGTTCACGATCATCTTTCTTATCTTTAGCCACGCCTTTAAAATAGGTCTTTGGCTGTGATCCTGGCATATCCTTAACGTCTTTATCTTGTGATACACCTTCATTTTTAACTACTGAAGATGAAGACCCACCAGTCATAAGTGCCTTACGACGAGCACGTTCTTTTGCTTTGACTACTGGTAATAATTTGCGAGCAATTTGTTCAATACGCTTTTTATTAATCTTTGCGATACGCTTATCAACTACTTCTTTTTCGCCAGCTGATAGATCAGCATATCTTCTACTCTTTGAAAACTTCTTTTTAAAGAGATTAATTGCAGCTTTACGTGCTCTTTTCTTTAATACTTCTTGGGAAGCAGTTCTTTTCTTAGCCTTTTCTCTACCACGTTTAATTTTAAAACGTGCTTTTCTCATTGCAAGACCGCGTTTGCGTCTTTGCATTCTGGATAAAACTTCTGTAAGTTCTTCTACTTCTTCTGACATATTCATACCTTTTCGTACTGCAATCATAATAGCCTTTGCAGATGATCTAAGCTTTTTAGGTAAGCCTTTTGTAAATTGTAACATATCACCATCAGCGGCCAATGCTCTCATTTTAGATGCTGACATACCTTCAACATCATCTGAGTCTGGATCTCTTTTACCGGCTGAAACAATTTCAATTGATTTAAAATTATAATCTTTGCCGTTATACTTTGGTAATAGTTGTTTGAATTGAGAAACTCTATCTTGACCGACAACCATAATAACATTATCAAACTTTTGAACAGCTTGTAATACTTTAACAATAGTGTTAGCATTTGAGTTTTGAACTATAGGACCGAATGCTTTTTGTGCATACTTTACTTTATCTCTATAGTCTAGTGGATTCTTTTTCTTATCTTGTGTATGAGTAAGGAATACCATAGGAGTTGCATTTTGTTTCTTTGCAACTTGAATCATTTTTTGAACCAATAGCTCGTGACCAACAGTAATTGGATTCATTCTAGCAAATGTTATAACAACAGTGGATCCCTCTGCTGCTTCGTCTAATGATGGTTCTGTATTGATATACTTCGAGGAATCAAAATCTTTGAAACCTTTTAATTTTTTCTTATCTTTTGGCTGAGCCATATTTGTAATCCTAAGATATGTTGTCGTAATTTAAAGTATTTATGCTTTATTTATAAAATCTTTGAAAAGAAGGTATAAATTTATAGTTTCGAGCTGCAGATCCAGCCCATATGGTTGATTTTCTTAACCAACCTATCGCCGGTGTGGGCGACATTATAGATAACGGTACCTGAGTTATTCTTTGTTTCTTAATAAAGTAATCATTATCAATAGCTGATCTTACTCCTCTTTGAACAACTTCATTTAAGAGTATTTGAGCAGTATTTTTAGTTATAGCGTAAGCATGAGCTCCTTCATGTCCTAATAAAGGAATAGTTTCTTTCGGTGTACCAGCTGCTTTATGATCATACTTGGACGTGTCTTCTAATTTATATCCTAATACAACTATTTGATTATCTGGTATCTTTATTGTAATAGGCTGAAGCATAAGTGCATCATGCTCAAGTACAACCGCTGACTCATCTTTACCTTCGGCTATCATTTTCCAAATTTTAAAATGACCTGCAGTTGCGCACATTGCTTTTTGTTGTGCAGTTGGTCTTTCGATAAACTGATACGGTGCCGATTTAAATGTGGGAATGCCGGCTTTGCCTAAAGCTACGTGACCAGACATATTTTGAAATCCATCAACATAAGTCCAATCTAAACCGACTTGGTCGCATGATAATGAACATGCCTGAGCATACTCTTCTGAAATAGGACTATCAATTTTTAAAATATATGCTTTCATTGCTGTTCCTTCAATTGGTTGTACATTATATAATCTTTAGTGTAATGCATTTTAATAGAATTTAAAACTTCATCATCGAATTTTATTTCGGCTTGTTTTGGTTTTCTATTACCTGATTTATGTTTTGGTAATTTAAATCCGGTTTGCAGATTTCGAGCTTTCATAAACTTTTCAAGCTCTTCTTCTATATTATCAAACAATAAGAACTTACCAAATGTCTGTCCTTTATATGTAAGAAAATCTGTTTGAATTTTACCTGTTGCTTCAGGATTAATCTTCATCGCACAATTATTTATAGTAATATTCTTATAATCTTGTAGTGATGGTTTGATTTTTCTATCCCATCTTTTTCTAAAATAATACATACTCATTTGTCGATCTACTGGATCTCTTATTACACCAAATATAGTATAATCTTTTAATTGATTCTCTTTAATAAATCCATCTTTAACAATATCTTGTAGAGTATAATGAACATATTTGTTTGACATTATAGGCTTACGAAATGGATTTTTACCAAGTGTAGATTTAATTGCAACATCATCTACACCAGAATGTATTGCTTCACGATCATCTATATTTCTTATTAAATATTCTGTTATACTGCTGCAGGCAGTTTTAGGAATACGCACAAAACAAATTTTGTACTTATGACTAATATACATTATCTATATGCCTTCTTTGTATCCTTTTAAAGCTAAAGCAGGACCTGTAGATCCAAAGTATTGTTCGGCGTAAACTTTTCCAGGGCCATCATATCTTTTCTTATGACCATACCAATGAGGTATTAATGTATATGAAGGCCAAATAGTAACTGAATTACCAATATAAGGTAGTAGAAATGTAGAAAGAAATTTATTACCAGTCGAAATATATGGATGATTACTTAATAGATGTGGTTTAAGTTTATGCAATTCGTCTACAATAGCACCAACTACTTCGTTATCTGGATTTGCAGCAAGTATAGGAGAACAATATCCTGGTCTTGCTTTTTCATTTTCGTAAACTGTATATGCATGATTTCTAGGACTTGTAAACAATTCGTCTACTCGGTGTAAACAAACCGAATCTGCGGCTGGCCAGAAACCACCTTGTTCTTGTATAAGCTCATATCGTATAAGATCATGTGCTCCAGCAAATTTACGTCTTCTATAATATTCTTCTATTAATGACTGATTCTTCCACTTACGTGCCCATAGCATTTTATCTGTAAATACGCTATACTCCCAGTCAGGATGTTTATCGCGCCAAGTGTTCATCCATTTAGTTGGTGCCGGTTTAGGACCAATCCAAATGTGAGTCATTTTCTTTTCAATGTTCATTACATACCTCTTAATACAAAAAAGGTAGACTTTCGCCTACCTCTTTATTTATATCTGTTTTTAAAGACTACTTGCCGCCTTTTTTCTTTTCACCTTTTGGTTTTACATAAGTGTGATCTGGATCTATCATTAGTAGCTCGGATACATTTTATGTTTGAATTCAGAGATTTCATTCGCCTTTGAATAGTAACCTCTGCTTCTGAGTTCTCTTATTGCCATACAATAACTTCTGTATTCCATTGCTCTTATAAACTTTTTAAACATTTATATTCCTTTACAGTCAAAATATGATTTTTCTAATTGTACTGGTACACCGCCTTGTGCGATACACGCTTCTTTCCAACTGGGTTCGTTAAACTTTTGAATCACTGCATAGAACCCGAATGCTATGCATATTAAGATTAGAGATGTCATTACTACAAACATATAGAAACCTAATTTCTGTACTACTTGTGCTGAGATCTCGAGGTGTTGTTCACCTACCATTAGATTGCAAACATTAATAATAATGCTACTAAGAATGCAAAGATACCTAATGCTTCAGCGAATGCTACGCCAACAAACATTGTACCTGTATCTGGTTTCTTTGGCATTACCTTAAGTACACTACCTACAATCATTCCTACTCCGATGGCTGCTCCACCCATTCCAAATGTTGCTAACCCTGCGCCAATCATTGCGCCCATTGTTGCTATATCACCAGTCATTATTTCTTCTCCAACATTAATCTTTTTGCTTCTTCGTGGTAGCCTTCTCTCCAAAGAGCTTCTGCTGCTCTTGCTCTACCTGCTGATTCGCCTAATGCCCACATGAACATTGCGATTCCTATCATAAATTTTACTACTATTTTTACAAAGTTTGGTAATTGAACTTTTTGTTCACCTACGGCTTCCATTATACTGATCCTCTTAAATTTGGGTTAACTGATACATATGGTAAAGCATCGCGTTTACGATTATCTTCCCACGTGTCGTTGGCAATAGAACGAATATCGCCACGGCTAATGCCAATGTCGTTTAATTCTCTATCTGTTAATGCGTGAAGTGTTTTAAATGTCTCGCGACGGTCTGCTCTTTTCTTTAAAGCTGCACCGATTTTTTCGAAAAATACTACAACCTTATAGGTTGACACTGCGAGAATGCTTGAATTTGATGAAATGTTGGGAGTTAAAAACATGATGTACCCTTTCCTAATAAATGTTTCATTGTTTCTACAATATTATTTATTATGGAAATGGGTAAACAAGGGTTACTTATTTGATATACCCGCTAGTCACCTGCGGAATATGTGACACTTTGTCAAGTAGTATAGATGCCGTAAAATACTATTCCAAAGA